TTCGAGCTTGACAACATTCAGATGATGATCGAGCAGTTCGAGTACCGCCAGGAGCTGGCGCGGCAGGCCGGTCTCACCCTCGCGAACGAGCGTGATCGTCAGATCGCCCGTCTCATCGCTAAGGGTGCGGCTGAGTCGTCGCGTGAGCTTCAGCGGCAGGGCGAGACGCCCTCCGCTAGCCTCAGTTCTGGCATCGACACCCGCTACGCGGGCAACGACTACGCCGTCATTGACGAGGGCGCGACCCCGGGAACCGGTGAGGAGAAGGCCCTGGCCGTCCTCAAGGCGATCGAGGATCAGCTCGTCCTCTTCCGTGAGCTGGACGTTCCCGAGGCTGGCACTATGTGCGCGGTTTCCCCGGCTCTCTTCCACGAGATCCGTCGTCTCGGCATCGCCGACACGGCCGGTGACTTCGTCAACGGTGGCTCCCAGCCGCTCTTCGGCGGCGTGGCTACGGGTTCGGTCTCTGCCCCGGCGGGCGCTGCGTACACGCAGTCCCTCGGTATGCAGGGTCGCCTGCAGTACATGGGTGCAACCATCATGAGCAGCAACCACGTTGCTTCGCAGGGCGACAAGAGCGCCAGCGGAGACGTGAACTACCGTGTGGATATGAGCAACGTTCGCGGGCTCATCTTCCAGCGCGGTGGCGTTGCCTCCGTGATCAAGCAGGGCCTCAAGGTGGACACCGTTGACGACGTTCGTCGCAACACCGTCTTCACCGTGGCCAGCATGTTCCGTGGCGGCGGCGTGCTTCGCCCGGAGCTGTGCGCGACGATTAGCGCCTTCACGGCCTAATCTAGGCACCTACACCCCCGGGTCGCTTAACGGCGGCTCGGGGCTTTATCCCCTTTGTACCTGACCAAAACTAGGAGGCCCCCTATGGCCATCAGTCAGCTTGACGCAGTAAACTACTGCCTTGTCTATGCCGGGGAAGCCCCAGTCAATAGCCTCACTGGATCGAACCAGGGGGCAGACACGGCCACGGCTCTATTCCTGCTGAACACCGTTACCTCGGAGTTCCAGGAGCGCGGTCTTGATGAGAACGTGTATGACCTCTGGGCAGTCCCAGACGCCGTCACCGGTCAAATCGCCCTACCGGCTAATACTATCGACGCCTACCTTCGGGAGCGTCTGCACAACCAAGATCCTGTAAACAAGAGCTTTATTGACGCCATTGTCCGGGACGGAAAGCTCTACAATGCTAGCAACCGGACCTACAACTGGCGCTCACCCTACGACTACACGACCCAAACCGACGACGGTGCTTTCCGGATTACAATCAAGGAGCAGCTCGTCTGGGACGATCTGAACCAGACGACCAAGCGTGCGATCATGCAGGAGACCGCCAAGCGGTACCAGATCGTGACGCAGGCTGACCCCACAGTCCTAGGGGCTCTCAATCAAGAGAGCATGATGAGCCGCGCTCGGTCACGGGCTAATGATGCCAACAATAAGGGCCGCACGCTGTGGAACGGCGCTTCGTGGTCCCGCTACCGGGCCGTCTACCGAGACTTCCTGGGTAACATTTCGCGATATGGGAGAGACTAATGGCAGGCCAGAAGACGACCATCCGAGTGAACAGCCTCTCGGGCGGAGTCGCCCGGCAGGCCCCTAGCAAGCGCCTTCCAACCGAGACCGAGCAGGCGGACAACGTCATGCTCTCGCTCGAGCGCAGCGCCGAAAAGCGCCACGGCTCCGAGCATCTCGCAGGTCAAGGGCCCTTCCAGACCCTAAACATCATTGATGACAGCGACGATCTGGTCTACTACTTCCTCAATATTGATGGGGTAAACCGACAGCTAGTAGTCCTGAACCCCGACGCCCTGTTGGTCGAGAATGTGGTGCAGATCTTCAATGCGGAGACCGGCATCCGAGAGACAGCATCGTCTCTTTCTACCAGCCTCAGCCTCAATCCCTCGTTCCAGACTTACCTTCAGGCAGGCTCCGGCACGGCTAAGGAAAAGCTGCGGTTCGTGGAGATCCAAGGGAACCTCCTCATCCTGAATACCCAGGTCGAGGCTAAGCTCCTTACGACGGGCCTTGGCGCGTCCATCACCTACACCGACCCCACCACGGGCATTCCCGTGCGGAACCTCAACCAGCAGGTTGACCCAAACGGCGTCCTGCAGGACATCGGCCTCAACCGACGAAACTACAGCCAGATCCGACTCCCGCCTGACGCCTCCGACCCCATCAAGGGCAACGGGGCCGAAAGCGAGGTCGGTACCGGGCTGGTATGGTACGTCAGAGAGTCCTACCTGGATACCCCAAGCCAGGCCTTTTACAAGGCCGACAGCGCCTCTCAGCAGCCTTGGTACTTGCCGGTTCGCACCGAGCAGTCCGGCTCTCTTCTAGACGGCGACACTTGGCCGTGGCTTATCGAGTACGACCGATCCACTGATGACTTTGCGGTTGGCCAGCCACGATGGACGCCCAGGTACTCTGGTACCAGGGCTAACAACCCAGGGCCTTCGCCAATCATCAACAGCAGCGACCCCTATGGCGTCACCCCCACGGGTGCCCGACTGACCGCTGCGGCCTACTTCCGTAACCGCCTCTGGTTCTCCAGCGGCTCCACGGTCTTTTCCTCCCAACTGGACGATCCCTTCAACTTGTGGATCGCCGACCCGAGCGAGATCGTGGACACGGACCCAATCGACATCACGGCAAGCAGCGGCTCAAACGCCGACATCGCCTGGATGGTTCCCTACTCGGACTTTATGCTCATCACTACGGTGGGGGCAACCCAGTACGAGCTGCAGGGAAGCCAAAACTTCATCAGCCCCTCTACGGCTGCGCTCGAGCCGACCTCCTTCTATGGCACGGATAAGTTTACCGAGCCCACGAAGGTCGGGTCCCTCCTGTACTTTTCCGACAGGGGTCGCCTGTTCATGTATCTCGGTTCCTCTGGGAACGATGTACAGCAGGCCATGAACATCAGCGAAAACGTCTGGGGCTACTTTCCTCAGGACGTACCTTACCTGGTGCCGTCCCCTAATCAGAACAGCATCTTTGCCCTAGACGGCACCGACGGTCGAATGATCTACGTCTACACGGCCCGCTACAACGGGTCTCAGCAGACACAGAACGCTTTCTACCGTTGGGTCTTCCAGAATGAGAGCGCCATCAAGTACGCTTACGTCATTGGCTCTTACCTGTACATCCTCAACCGACGGCCCACTCAGCTGGACGTGGATGGGGAGACCGTGCTGGACCGGGGCACCTACCTCGAGCGTATCTACCTGGAGCGCACCGTCCCAACGGATGTCATGCTGGACCGTAAGGTTACCAGCACCGGCTCCAACTCAGGGGCGGACACCCTGTTTCCAATCCCGTGGCTTCCTAGTCCTGGGGAGGAAGTGGTGTGCTGGCACAACAACGAGCAGCTTTCCGGGATCGTCCAGGGAAGCGGCGGCTCGTACTGGTTCCGGGCTCTCAATGTAAACCTGGCCGGCCAGACCGCCGTTCTCGGCGAAACCTACCTCATGGACCTGACGCTGAGTACCCCAGTGCAGCGGGATCAGTACAACAACTACGTCGATGGGCGTCTCATGCTAAAGGATATCAACGTGCGGCACTACAACACCGGCCGGTACGACGTGGTCGTCAGCCGTTGGAACCGCGAGTCTGACATCTTCAGCTTTGATCCCCTTCGGAGCAACAGTCCGCTGTCTCTAGGTGTCCTCAACTACTACGAGGTGGAGGGCTCTTTCAGCCCCCGCATCCAGGCTTGGGACTCCAAGTCTAGGATCTCAATCCAGTCTATCTATCCTACCCCGGTCAATGTGACAAACTTGGAGTTCCGTGGCGACTTTGCTCCGTCTCTCTCGTCCAGCGTGACCCAGTAACACAAGGAGACCCATGGCAACTTCTGTATCTTATGTATCAGCAGGCCAGCAGGGTCCTTTCGCCTACGGGCCCCTAGCCCTAATCGAGGGTACTCCTACGGTAGATCAGATCCGAGTCTTTGTGGACGACGTGCTGGTCACCAACGGGGTGGACTATACCATTGATGAGGCGCAACAGTCAGTCTGGTTCTGCGCTAGCTGTAAGCCCGTCTCGGGACAGACCATTGAGATTCGGCGCTTCCTTGACTATGCCCGTATCTACTCCTACGTCCCTGGCGACAGCTTAAAGGCCGAGGAGCTGAATGCAAACTATGACCACCTGCGTCTACTGGCTGAGAACCTAGCAGACTTCTCTAGCTCTCCTCCAGCAAGCCGCCCCGCTACAAACCTGTTTGAGCTGGCCGATGTCTATTCAGCGGTGCCCCCGAATGACGGGGACATTCTAAGCTGGAACGAAAGCGAGACCCGG